CTTTTAAAGCACCTCTACGCAAGTGTGGTATTGATTCAGCTACTATGCTTATTTCTTTTCCCTTGTGTCTTATTGCATAGTCTATAAGAATTGCTATAATACCTATAGTTTTACCTGCTGAAGAACCTCCTCTAATTATGCGAACTCTTTTGTCAAGTTCTCTTAGTTTGTTAAGTGCTGAGGTTTTTGTTAGCTGCATTAATCAATAAATAAAGGTACATCTTCGTTTATGTGAATGTCCTTTGTTTCTTTTGGTTTACCTGCTACATAATTGTAGTATAGTTGTACATATTTAAAGTCGCCTTTCTCTAAACCCTTTTTAAGAGCTTCAAATGCTAAAGGTTCAAGTGGTGTAAGTTTCTCTATTAGTTTGACTTCTTCTGCTTTAGGTTTTCTACCTGCTCCCTCTCTTTTACCACCATTAAGTTTGCGTTTATCCATAATTGAAAAAGATTGATTAATCAATTATATAACGTTAGTTTTCTTCTTTTTTGTCAAGCTGCTTTTTTATAACCTCAACACTCAAGTAGATTTGGCTTACTATATTCTCTAATCTTTTTATTCTTTGTATTGTAGTGTATTTCTTTGGTTTCATTTTTTAAATATTAATACGTTCTGATGCACTTTTACAAGTTTTTGTGATTTCATATTTCCATTAGCCCTCATTGATGCACTCGCAATAGCATTTAATAATATAGCTTCATTATAAAAACTCATTCCACATTTTTTAAACGCTTTAATAGTGTCAGGCACAAAACCAATAAAATTACCTTTTTTATCTCTAACCTCGCCTACAACAAAACAAGCATATCCACCTACTTTAAGCAATTTACAACTTTTAGCAATAATACTTTCATAAGCAAAAAGAAAATCTTTATAATTCATATTTGATATATCTCCCTCCAATTCACTATATACCTCAAGGTTTGCGTAAGGAGGGCAACTAAAAACAAAGTCATATTCTTTATTTAATTCATCTAAAACCTTATTACTATCTCCTACATACCATTGTGGTTGTTTATTTATGTCTAATATATTTAATGCTTGTTCTCTATTGCTTTCTACTTGTTCGCCTCTTAACTCAACTCCTGTGTAATGATAACCCATATAGTTTGCTACAACTCCTCTTACACTACCTCCTGCAAAAGGGTCAAGTATATCCCCACCTTTCCGACAAAACCAATGATAAATAATTTCACATAACGCAGGGTCAAATATAGATTGGTAAGGGTTTTTGGTTATATCTTCCCCATTTGTTTCTAAACGAATAGAATTTACTTTTTTATTATCTCTACCGAGTTCGCTTTTAATACCTAACTTCTTCCAAAGTTTTTTTCTTCTTTGCCAATTACCACTTTTAGTATCTAACACACTAAAAGGAGGCTCTATAAACTTATCCCTTAATAATGGATTGACTTTAATCGTGTTTCCAAATAAATCTATATTCATTCTGTTCCAGATATTATTTGGTCGTGTGGTATTTTGTAAGTACCAAACTGCTCGTCATAACCCTCGTGAAACTTATCTCCCTCTATTTCTTTTTGTAAGTGTGCTAATGCTCTCCATGCTATTTTTGCTGAGTGTCTTACTCCATCTATATCATGCATACCATTTTCCATTAGGTGTCGCATAAGTGCGTCTAAGTCGTCTGAGCTTTTTTCTCTATCCCAATGTATGTCCTCGTCTGGGTGGTGTTGTTTACTCCCTATGTAGCTTACTCTTGCAACTTCGCATAGTGCATCAGGAAAGTATTTTATTAGTCCACTATACAAGGGTATCTCTTTTCTCTTTTGTTTGTTCTTTTCCATCTTTTAATTTGTCTACGATTTTTAATAATCTTTTTAAGTCTTTTTCTTTAGTGTAGTCTACTATGTGGTTTATTAATGCTTTTCTTAATTTTGATTTGTTTCTTACTCTTAGAAGAACTATATTAAAATACTTGTCTAGCTTATTATTATATCTTCTGTGTGTTTCAAAAGATTTCAAGCTATGTAGAGCTGTAGCATGGTCGTATCTCTTACCATTATGTTGGTAAAATTCTTTTATCTCTTTGAACTTCATATTACAATGGTGTCTTAACATGAAGGTAAGTAAAGACCTCATCTCTATATATTCTCGTTTTCTTGTGTTATTAAATACATCTATGCCAGATATATCAATAATATGTTTTGCTATTTTATTTGCCTCTTTCATAAAGTACCTTTTATGCAGTAACTGTCTAAACAGGCTGCGTTAATAAAAAATGTTTCATAAGTATCAAGAGCATCTAATACTCTTTCTTTTCCTAAATTGTAAAATTCTTCTGATACATCATAAATGCCTATGTCAAGTGAGCCTTTGTCGATGGCTATAAACTTAAACTCCTCGTAAGGCTTGTTAAATAATTGTGAATATATATAAACTTGACACATATAAGAAAATTTACGAGCTGAGTATGGAAATGCTTTTAGGTCGCTTGTTGTTTTTAAATCAACCACCCTATAAGAATCTAACACATCTGCTTTTCCTCTAAATGGATATTTGTTTCCACTTCTTGCTGTTATATATCCTATTGCGGGTACTTCAAACTCGCAGTTTGTTATTAATTCTAAAGCGTGTTCGTTTCTTAGAAAAGCGTCAGCCAATCTTTCTGCATCGTTTTTTTCTTTCATAGTAAATACCTTACCATGTTCTTCTTTGGCTAACTTGTAAGCCTTAGTGTTTTTAGATTGTACATCTACATATATTTGTTTCTCAAATACATCTGGCTCAAGTATTGCTGTGTGAAATAACCAACCATCTCTAAGACCTTGTGTAGAGGGAGAACCATATTCTGTAACGTATTTGTATTTTTTTGGACTATCTAAGAGTAGTTTTATTGATGAGGAACTTAGAGCAGCTTTGCCTAAATAACCATAGTAGAACTCATCATCTTTCATTAGTTCTAGTATCTCATCGTGTCTAAATAGTTCGCCATTTAATAGTTCAATATTATCTGTCATATTTTTTATATAAATCTTTTAAATAATTATATTGTTCTTGAGCATGAGTAAAAGAATCTAAATAATGTCTATTAAACTTTTCTATTACTTTATATTTTAAACCTTTCATTTTCTTGTTTAATCTTTTTAAAGCTCTTGCGTTTGTTGCTGTATATGGGTTAAACCTTACAGATTTATTTTTATTCAAAATATTAAGGCAATTAAAAACTCTTATTCCATTATCTATATCTACTTTATATGTTTTATTTTTTAAATATAATTTAACTTGAGTTAATGAGTTTTTATTTAATAATTCAAGAATATTTATTTTGGAAAATTTTTTGTTTGTTAACTCATGCCATTCATCTGCAATATCTAATGCTTTAATACATTCTTCATAACCTTGTGCAGCATTTTTTTTTGCATAGTCTAAACCAGTCCAAACTTTACTTACTTGTAAATCTGGAATGTGTTCTTCTTTTGTTATTACAGACTCAACGTAAGTTACAGGAAGATTTAATTCCTTTAATGCTTGTAATCTGTGTTGCCCATCTACTACTGCTTTGTTTTTATTCACTAAAATAGGAACTTGCAAACCTATTTCGCTAATAGATTCTTTTAACCTATTTACATTAGATTTATTAATTGGTCTATTTCCTATAACATGCAAAAATATATTATAATCTGATGTTGTTTTAATTTGAAAGTTTTTCATAATTTAAATTTAATTGCTTATTAATATGTATATAAATATAATTATTAAGCCTAAGTAACTAAATGCTAAGGCTCTCATTTTGTTTTCGTAGTTTTTCATTTTCTTTTTCTGCTTTTCTTGCTCTCTCTATAGCTCTGTTTTTTGTAAGCCGATATTCTGATAGTGCTTTTTTATATAATCGTATGTTGTTTGAATATTCTTGGAAATAAAAAATAACCCTAATGATAGATTCGGACATTTTCTCTAAGTTCTTTGTTTTTCTTTTATCTAATTGGGAGGAGACAATAGAAGAAAGAAAGTTGAGGTCTGCCCAGATTTCTAAATCTTTAAGGTTATTTACTTTTTTATCCACAATAATTCTTAGTCCAACATTCAAAGGTTTCATTCCATACCATAGGTTTCCATTTAGGGTCAATCTCTGACCTCCATTTGAACGAACCTGTTACTACGCAGTCGTCTAAGATTACTAATTCGTCTATAAGTGTTTTCATAATTATTAGTTTTATTTACTGCTAATATACAAAAAAATATAATATAAACAAATGTTAATTACTTTTTTTCAAAAATAGAAGAACAAACTGCAATTCTCTGATTAGCGTTTCTGTATTCGTCAATCATTACTTTATCATTCATGCAGCGTTGCATATACTCTCGTCTTGTTTCGTTTGGTTTTGGTTTAGGTAGTGGCATGATTTAAAATTTACATTTAGCAATATTCCATTTATGTCCTAGCTTATTTAAGTAATCTATCACATTAGTACGTTTAATCAATGACCATTTATTGTTGTAATAGATTTGTGTTACTTCGCATTTATCTAAAGGAATATTTAGTTTATCATTATTAAAAGAGTGTTCTATTTTTAGAACTATAGCTTTATCTCCCCACCTATCAGCTATTCTTTGCAGAAGAAGTTTCTGACCAATAGGTATTTTGTGAAACTTATATTTGACCTCCATAAGTATAAGAGCTTCATTGTTGAATTCTAAGACAGCATCTATGTCAGAAGGGTGCATTTTTTTGTTTTGGACTCCTGTAAAATCTAAAACCTGTTTTATTCTGTTTCTATTTTTTATTAGGGATTTCATATATTTTGTTTATCTCAGCAATCCATTGTCTGTATAGTGAACCATTACAGGTGCAGGGTTCTGAATATTTATGTCTATATAGTTCTGAGTGCAGTCTAGCTATAAGCTCTATTTCTTCTCTGTTTATTTCATGTTGTTTCTCTCTTTGTAAAAACGCTTTCCAAAGTATTCTATCTTCTTCTACCATAGCTTTACTTTATCATCAAGTTTATTTTTTCTGTCCTCACACCCACAATCGTCTTTTCCTAGTTTTTTTGCTACCCATGTAGCCATACGTTTGCCATATCCGAAAGTAATTATATTTATTATTTTTTCTAATAGTGTTCCTAATCCCATTGTATATTTTCTTTTATTAGATTTTTTACATTCTTGTATGTATTATATAACGAGTAATAACTTATACCTGAGTTTTTAGATAGTTCTGCTATACTCATACCACCAGAAATTAAATCAAATACTTTTTTATCATACCAATATATTTTATCTAGTAGACTATCTAATTCTTTCATTTTACCCTCTATGTCTTTGTATTGTTGCACTTCTTCTTCCTCTACAAACTTTTCTAAGTATTCTACATTTACTTTTGTTATCTTCGCTTCCTTGCGACATAAATCAATAAATAAACTTCGCAGGATTCTGTATATATAGAAGTGGTTTATTTCATCTCCATAACTTATATCTGTGCCACTATTTATTAGAGTGTGAGCTTTTAAGTACATCTCCTGTACAATATCCTCGCATTTGTCTCCCTCACATCCAAAGCTCTTTACTATGCGTAACCAATCTTTATGCTTTTGCGCTATCTTTTCTAGTGTTGTCAATGGTTAGTTGTTTTCTGGTTGGATATTTTACTAAGTTTTTTCCTGATATTTCGAAACCCACATTGTTTAAGATACTTTTCCACATTATAGGTTCATTCATTGAGTTTGGTCGATAACCTAATTCTTGGTTTTTTACCTTACTGACGTACATTCTTGTGTACATCCAATCTCTTTTATCATATATATAACGATGAAGTGTTACAAAATCACAAGACCTTGATGCGTTCATTTGCCCATTCTCGGCACTTGCATAATTAGGTACAGCAGGTTGTCCTTCAAAATCATGTCCTTTAGGATGTACTTTTCTAAGTGCTTCTGTGTTTGTATGTAAGCAGACCCAAGTCGCTATATTGTATTTTTTTGAGAAAATTCGTATTTCACTAAGCTGCTCATAGCTGTATTCGAACGAATTGCTACCTGCTTTAATTTCTTTCTTCAATGAATTAATAGGGTCTATCATTAAACAATCATAATCCCAAGCATTTTTAATGTTAGTAGCCAAGTCAAGTAAACTTGTATAAGTATATTGTTTAGAACAATCAACAAACTTAAAATGTTTATCTACAAATTTTACACCTTTCTCATAATCTTTTTCTTCTATCTTATTTATTGGCAACCCAAAATAAAACTCTATCATCTTTCGTATTAGACTTACAGGGTCATTTTCACTTGAAAAAATTAAGAACTTTAATTTATGTTTAATCGCATAAAGCATCATTATGTAGATTACAAAATGTGTCTTGCCGATATTTGGAAACCCTAACCACATAACTAAGTTAGAATGTACAAACCTAAAGTGTTTGTCAAAATCTCTAATACCTAATGTAAGTGATTCTTTTACTTTACCTTTTCGGAAGTTGTTTAGTCGGTTAATATGGTCTGAATAGTTTATAAGCATAAAAAAAGGGGGTCGTTAAACCCCCATGATAATTAAAATGGTAAATCGCTTTCTCTGTCTGGTGCTTGGTCGTATGTGCTGACCTCCTCTTTGAACTCTCGCACTCTCCAACCCTGTAAGCTAGTAAAGTATAAAACTTGATTATTAGCGTTAGTCCATTCTCTACCTCTTACATTGTAAAAGACCTCTACTATATTTCCTACTTTGCAAATAGGGTCGTCAAGCAATCCTACATTATTTTGTGTGAAATCCAAAGCTACTACCTGTGGGTATTTATCTTTAGTTTCTATTACTAACTTTCTAACTCTAAAATTACCTTTTTCTTCTAATTCTGTTATTTTTTTAATTTTTCCTGTTATTGACATTTTATTCATTTTTATTTGTTTAAATATATTCTTTTGTGTTTTGGTACTCTATTGTATCGTACTCGTTCTGTTACCCTGTCGATATTTGTGCTATCTATTAATTGGTTTTCTAAGTCTATGATTTTGTATTTATACTTTACCAATAATCTCATTGCTTCATCTATCTTATGCACTTCCTCTCTATAGCTTTCAAATATTTGATTGTGTATTACCATAGCTTAACTAATTATCCAATTATAGAAGTGTTTAGCATCTTCTATTACACTTACTCTATCTGACTGAGGTCTACCTGCATTAAACTCGGCTGAAGCCTTTAAACAAGCTAATTTAGAAATTGTTACATCTTTATTTACTTGTTTAGGCTCTGGGTTATAATCAAGTTTTGCTGTTCCATATTTCTCGTTTGTAACAGTATAACTAATTTCATCTCCAATCTGACGCTTGAAGTCTCCTTTAGCTAAGAACTGATAACTTTGACCATCGTCAAAATGTACTTGAAACTTGTTGAATGTGCCAGAACTATTTGACCATTCGCCTTTTTCTTGAATAAATTTAATTTTACCTTTTTTCATAATTTAATTGTTTTTGTAATTGATTTATTTTTTCAGTCATAGCTTGTATTCTTCTATAATACAATTCTATTAACTGGTCTTTTGGACTTTCCATAATTATTAATTTTTCTTAAAGTTATAAAAAATATTTTGATTTAAACTAATGTTAATAAAAAAAAAAGGGCTTACAGAAGTAAACCCCTCTAAAAACAAAAAAAAATTAGGAATAAGTTTCTATCAAGTCTTTTAAATCTTGGTCAGAAAACTTTTTAATTTGTCTTGATAAATTTATTAATTCGTCTGCTGTACCCTCTCCATAGGTCTTATCTATGTATTTACCCATTATGTAATTTTGTCCTCCATGAAAGCCATTACAAGATTTACATTGAGCGTGTACGTTTTGTGGATTCCACCTAGTTGAGTAGTGTCTACGAGATACAAAGTGTCCTGCATCTACTTCTTTCCAATGTTTAGGTAAAGGGTTTTTACAAGTTACGCATTTTACCATTCCCTCTTTAGCGTTTCTTGTTCTTATGTAAATACTAAATACTTTATCAAGTTTTTTTACAAGACCTTTGCGAGATATTTTTCTAGGCATGTTGTAATTTACAAAAAAAAGATATAACTTAGCCTATATATATATATAATATATACACTTCCCTTAAACAACCTGACCTGTGATTAATATATATGAATTATATATACGCTTATTTTTTGAATAAACTTGTAGCTTTTTCTGTTGTTCTTCCACCAAAGTAAGCTAAAACTACAGCCATCATAACTTTTTCAAAAGTATCATTCCAAGTGTCGTTTATGTGAAAAGGCACACTTTCTATACTATCTAATATACCTGCTAAAGAAAATATACATATACACCAAATTAAAACTAAAGGTCTTACATTTTTTGACATCCAAGAATCAGACATACTATCTGCCTCCCATCTTGAGGTTATGGCTTGTATCTCTTTGTTTTGTTGGTCGTATATTATTTGTTGTAACTTAATCTTATCTTCTTGTGAAGCATCTGATTTAGTTATTTCTGCAATCGCTTCTTTGGGTGTTGTAACACCTTGTAACACATTTCCGAGTGTTGGATTGATAACACTTGCAGCTCCTAATAAAAGCTGACCGACTGTAGTTTCTTTAAATTTCTTTTTACTCATAATAAAACCTCCATTTTAATTGTATGATTAATAAATAAATGTTAAGCTCTTCGTATTGGTGTTCTTCGTCCATAGGAAAATAGTTAAACCCTAAGTTTATTCCATTTGGCAGTAAAAGTATTACAGAAAAGTCCATTAAAATAATTCGTATCTTGTTTTGCCATTTTTTCTTATAGCTCTTAAAACCCTGTTACGATTTTCTTTTTTTGACACATATGAAA